TTTGATCTTCAAACCACGACCTGAGTCAGGGTTTGCTTCTCGGACTTGAATTCCTCCTTTGACGATTGCCTCAGGGGCCTTGCGCTCAGACATATTGATGTTTTTAATCTTTTTAGTTACATCATCTGTCGCATCAGCCTGACCTTGTTCATAAAAGAACTTGGCAAACCTCTCAGGGTTCATTGCGATTGCTAATGCTCTATGGTATCCTGCTGCGTCTGCAATCAATCCACTCTCGTCTAAATATCTGTTAATAAAATTAGCAGGATTAGACTGAAGCTTCTTGAGTTCTGCTGCATCACCCGGAGAAAAAACCACCTTCTTGTCGTCAATGTTAAATTCAAAACCTTTGAACTCTTGACTAAACACATCGTCAGTTTTCTTTAAGAACCAATCTCTTTTACGATTTTGATCCTCCTCTAGATTTTTAGCTTGTTGTATGTATTGTTTATACGCCTCAAACTCTTCTTTCTCAGCATTTGGAATAGCTAACCCACTTGACTCAAGAGGTTGCTTATACTTCTCTTTCTGAGAGTTGAAGTATTCTTTGGCCTTAGCAATAGCCTTTTTCTTTGCAATCTTCGCCTTTTTAACATGAGAGTCATCGTCAAAATCCTCATCATATTTGAACTCTTCCATTAGTGCATCGATATCATCATCATCGAGACCAACTTCAGTATCCTTGAAGTATTGCTTCAAAAGTGAATCAGGGTTCATGGAATCAAAATCTTCTTGAAGCTTCAAGTAATCTTGGATACCACGTCCTGTCTCACGCTTATACTTAAGGAATGCCTCAACGTCTTCAGGAAGCTGTTCAGCCTCTTGACGCTCGGCCATTAACTCGTCAAACGAATTAATCTCCTTGTTATATCTTTTTCCTAAATATGAAAGAACGTCTTCTTCTTTAAGTTCAGCAGGCACATCTACAGGTGGCTCATCAATTGGTGGTGTATCTACAGGAGGCTCAGTATTAAATTGTTCCTCGTGCTTAATTAATAACTCCTCTTCCAATTGAGCGGCACTTTTTTCAACAATGCCTGTTACTTCTTTTACTTTAATTTCCATTTGATTTAATTTTTACAAAGTTATATATTATTTTTTATTGTTTATCGAGGCTCAAACTCTCCAAGATCAAAGCCATCTAAGCTGTCCTCATTTGATTCAAAATTAATCGGAGGTAAGTTATTCTTTCTTTGATTTATGAGCTTGGATTGTTGAGTGTTCTGAATTGAAACTCTCTTATCCTTTGCTTCCTCTTTTTTGTCCTCTCTTTGTTTCAAAGACTCAACTTCCATACCTTTAAGTTGCATTTGCATCTCAAACTCAGACTGCATTAATTGCTGTTTGAGAATAGCTTCATTCTTCATCTTCTCAATCTCAAATGCCACCTCAGCTTGCTTCAACTGCATCTTAGCTTGAGACTCAGCCTGAATCTTAGCCATAGCTGTCTGAGCAGCCATCTGCTGACTCTGTAGATTTTGTTGAGCTTGAATAGCTTGCATCTGCATAGCATTCTTCTGTTCCTGCTCTTGCTTCTTAACTCTCTTAACTTTTAAGAGTTGGTTAGCCAACTTGATATTTTTAATCTCGCGTATGTCAATCGCATCCTCAAGGTTAATATCACCTTTAGATAAAGCAATTTGAATGTTCGCTTCGAGTTGTGCTTTTTGCTCTTCATCAGGAGAGATGTCAATAAAAATTCCGAAATCATATACGTATAGGTCTTTAATTTCTTCTAAAATAGATACATTATATTTACCAATCTTATTGGCAAAATCATCTCTAAAGTCAGCATACTCTAAGATATCTGCAATCCTATACGTAAGTGCTTCAGCCATGGTCTTAAACATATACAAGCTACCATCCAAGATGTGGCGAGTAGCTGTGTTTGAATTAAGGGCTGCGAGTTTTTGAACACCAATCAATGCGCGTGGATCAGGATCAGAGCCATCACGGGCCTCATTTAGACCTGTCACTGCACGAATCATATCAAGGTAATGGTTATAGTTGGTAATTAACATTTGCGTCTTACTAGCGCCTGAATTACTATTCAACTCTTGGATTGGAACGCGAGCATTATTAAACTCACCATCTTGGGTGTAGCTACGACCAATGACACTACCTGTTTGGAAATATAGTCGAAGTGCATCCTCAGGATTGTAGGCTTGACCATTACCAAGGTCAACTTCATTAAGACCATCAGCGTCAATAAATACACCATCAGGTACAACACGTGAGATAACCTGCTGTAGCTTCAAGTGCGTCAACTGAATCAAGTCAGCAAATGGTATCATTCTGCGAACTAATGACTCAATCACACCCTTATACATACGAGGTGCAACAGCCACATAGTTTGGCAATGCGTGCTGAGATGCTGACTTTGGACGAACCATATTCTCGGACATCTTCCACTTAAGAAGGATATTGGTACCCATTACCATGATACCCTCATACCAAACGTCAATAGTCTTCTCTACTTTTTCGAAACGACCTTCTTCCATCATCTCAACAGGTGGATTGAAGTTCTCATCCTTCTCAATCATTCGAGTATTCCCATTGTCAAGAATTTTCTTCTTGTATACAATTTTTTTAGTAGTCTTATAGTTAAAGTAAAGAAGAGTACACGTATCACGGTAAAAAATATTATTCTCATAGAACTGAGCTACATTGTAGTAGTCATACCAACTTTGGCTATATTTTGAAATCTTCTCAAGGTCTTCACGCGTGAGAGATTGGTCAATCTTTAAAAGCTCTGTAATTGGAAGTGTCTTAATCTCACCCCAATAGAAACAATCCCTAAAGTATGGGTCTTCAGTGTAGCTGTATACCACATTGGCAGGATCTACATATGAAATCTCAACACCTGCTCCGGGAAGGAACTCATGCTTCTCAACAGCAATACCTAATGTCATTAGGTCATACTCACACTGCTTACGAACATAGTCATAGTGGTTTTCCTCAAGAATGGTATTGATAGCCTCTTCTTCAGCAATCTCAATTGCAGGCTTGTAGTTTAGTTGCATATACAATGACAACTCCTCATCATTGCCCGGAAGCTCATCAGGTTGCATCACAAATGGATCTACACCTGTCTGCTCTTTGATGTTAAGCAAAAGGTCTTTAGCAACCATTTGCCCCTCAATCATATCTTGGTATTTGCTACGCTTTGCCTGAGACATTGCATCCTGAGAATATGCCTTCACTTTAAACAAGCGATCAGACATACCATTAACAACGATATCAACAAATTTAGGGATAATAGGAACGGGAGTCCAATCCAAGTTGATGTATGAGAGGTCGCCATCAATAGCAAGCTCTTCTTTATACTTTTGAATTGGTTGCTCTCCTCGAGCATACAGTCTTAGTCTATGAAAATCTCTCCATTGACTGTAGTATCTACATTGATTGCCGTCTTTCCGGAACCATTCGTATTGTATGGCGCAGCCCACTTGCAATCCGAACTCCATTGTTTCCTTCTCCGCATCTGATGCAAACTGACTAGGAAAAGACGTCTGCGATATATTTACTGTTACTTCTTTCATACATTCAAGGAGCTAATATTCCCTTTATTATTATATGTAGCAAATTTAATGCTTATTTTTGACTCTTTTCTCTCGGGTTGATATAAGTGCTTCTGACAAGCCATAATCGCTAATCCGGAGCTAATAGTAGCATCGTACATAGTACGATCACTGATGTCAAATTTAGCCCAATCCTCAAGGGTTCTAGTAAACGGCATATAGCCCATCTCATCCTCGTTTACCATTCCAACATACTTCTCAATGTACGACTCAATAGCTGCTGCGTGCGCTTGCTTTACATCCTCAGATGAGTTTGGTATACCACCTAGCTCTCGCTCTGTCTTTGACAGCTTGTTATATGTCTTGTCAGGCCTGTTGATACAGAACCCACGATACCCCCTATTCTTGAAGTGATAAAGCAAACGTGGTTTGTTGTTCTCAATAAGTATTGGCATACCATAGAACACGCATGCCATCAATACCTCTTCAAAGAATATCTCTGCCGTCTGAGGACGTGCAATATACTCCAAGAAGAACTGATTGATAGGTGCGTCATCCATATGAAACTTGGTTAGGCCATGCAGTGCACCATTTGAACCGCGCCCTATAACGACACCTGAGATATCATAGGAGTCACATCCAAACGCGCCGATATGCTCATTGCCCGGGTATTTAATTCCATTCTTCTCATATACCTGATTCTGAAGCCCCTTGTTCGGTGTCCATCCAACTAGAAACCTACCCCTAGTGTCAGGAGTAAATATGACCTTTGTGTCTTTGATGCCATCCTTCCAGCTAAAGTTACCTCTCGTGACGTGATGCTCTTTAATGAGAGTATCATTGCAGTCAATCTGCTGA